GGCGGTCCAGCATGTTGGGATGGTAAAAAGATTGGAAGCCCTAAAACTAAAATGAAGGGTGGAAAAAGAGTAAACAACTGTATAGACGCTGACGGTTCAGACGGAAAATAACATGAGAGTTTCTGAAGGTATATTTGACTTTTTCAAAAAGAAAGAAAAAACAATCGGCGATAGTCCCGAATACAAAGGCTGGTTGAAAATTTATCTTAAAAACCCTGATGTTGCAGCAATGCACAAGAACCACAAAGAGTTTTTACAATATTTCCAACAAGCAGATACAAACGAAGGATTTCTTGATTTCCTAGATTGGTCTGGTAAAGAAATGGAAGAACAATATATTCCGTGGGTTGAAAAAGCATTAAAAAGATATGGCTCACAAGGAACAAAACGTCGAATGAAGAAACAGTTTCCTGATATTACAGCACTTGACATAGAAAAAGCAATTGACCATGTGTTAACTAGAAGAGCTGATAGATCATGAGTGATTTTTATGAAATGAGTGCAAGGATGAAGGAACTATTTCCTTCTAATCCCCAAGCAGATAAAAAAGCTCTACTTGCAATGGCAGGCCATACAGCACCAGTTGAAACTCCTACAGTAGTACAAGAGAGTGTAGAAGTAGAACAAGGTTCATTACAAATGGACAAAGAGTATAGTATTTCTGACTTTGCTAGATTAGCTGGTGTAACCTTAAACGAAACACAAAAGACCGGTAGTGCTGGTCAACTTAAAGGCAAAGATAAATTTACTAAAAGTAGCAAACCCGGTGGTAATGAATCTCCGCATCCAGCTAGAAATAAATTAGTTGGTGAAGATGAAGATGACCCGTTTACAAACGCAATTGATAAGAGTTTTGGACAAGGAACTATTGCTAAAAAAATTGGCTTTAGTCCTACTGGTGAATTGTATAAAGCAATATATCGTGCTATCAAAGCAATAATGCCAGAAGCAGACGAAGAAGAAGTTAAAAAAGCAGCAAACGCAGCTGCAAACAGCATGCAGGAATCTATACAAGAGCGTGAACTTACAAAGCCGGAAACAAAAGAAAAAGAACGTATCGTAAAAGGTATGAAGAAAAACAAAGGCGATTTCAAGGATCGCTATGGCAAAGATGCTGAAGCAGTTATGTATGCTACAGCAACCAAAAACGCCAAAAAGAACGAATCTATCAAAGATATGCTTCTAAAAATGCTTGAAGAAAAAAAGCAAAAATAATACTTGACAAACCCTAAAAAATAACGTATAATATACTTAAATTACAAGGAGTAAATTATGAGTGAACGTACCTATGGTGCAGAAGAAAAAGCAAAACTAGAACGTCTTGTTAACGAAGGTGTAACAGTGTTGCAAGAGATCGAAGATCTAAATGCAGGCTTGAAAGATACTGTAAAAGCAGTAGCAGAAGAATTAGATATTAAACCAGGATTAATTAACAAAGCTATTAAGATTGCACAGAAAGGTGATTGGGCTCGTGTATATGACGAGTTTGACGATTTAGAAACACTAGTTGTTACAGTCGGCAAGGACAAGTAGTGCAAAAAATTAAAGACTTTTGGATCAACAGTTACAAAAGCGACAAAATTGCATTTGCATTTGAACTTGTCAGCTTTATATTTACAGTTATGGCAAGTTTGACTTTGGCATTTAATGCTAAAGAACCAAACATGCTAGTTATATATCCGTTCTTCTTTGTAGGATCGGTTACACAATGCTACGCGGCTGTACGCAGAGGCGCGGCATGGGTAATGTTACTAACAGGTTACTTTGCTGTTATTAATGTATTTGGATATGGGGTTGCAGCACTATGGTGGTAAAACCCTATCAACCACTAGCATGGTTTAGTACAGCATGTTTATTGGTCGCGGCAACAATGGCTGCATTTAATATATACCCATGGTACATTTATGCATTTATTGCAAGTAATTCACTATGGGTATTGATAGGTATTCTATGGAAAGAACGTAGTCTTATTGTTCTTAACGCAGGATTAACCGTAATTTATGTTGCAGGACTTATCCTGTAATAAGTAATACTAACGCCAATGGCAATTGCCAGGCATGATTAAGGTTAAGTTGGCCATAAGCAACGGAGAATGAATGTTTAAAAAAGAAAAGAAAGTCAAATTGACTTTTCATACCTATCACACACAACAATTGATAGATATGTTCCCCCCAAAACTAGCAGGACAACTTGTTCCAGACTGGTTTAAAACTTTAAAAGTTTCAAAAGATAAATTATTTCCGAATATGAATAGTTGTCCCGGAATGGTCGACTTATTTAAAAATACAATTAATATTCCACTATGGCAAGACATACGTATCAAATACGATAAAGGCCAAATTATTGATGTTGATGTGCCAGGAGTTCCTAAAGGCGAAGAACAACATTTTGTTCAACAACATCATCCTGATCAATGGAACAGTGCTTTTAAAGGTTATACACATGTAAAATTAATGAGTCCGTGGCTAGTTACAGCAGAAGGTCCTTGCAGAGATATTCCTTTTTTAATGCATAATCCAAGTTGGCATCATACAGAACAATTAGGACAATTTAATTTATTACCAGGCGAATTAAATTTTGCGTACCAATCAGCAACAGCAGTTAATATGTTTATAGCACCTTCCTTAGGACCGAGTGAAATAACACTCGAAGCAGGAAATGTAATTGCATACTTGACTCCTTTGCAACATGATGTTAAAATAGAATTAGAAACAAAATGGGTACCAGAAGAAGAATGGCGAAGTCTTATGAAGCATCACTTTACTTTTGACGGATTTTATAGAAAAACAAAAAAATGGTTAGACAGGAATAAAAAATGAGTTATGTAGATGCACATTTTGATAGAGATCAAGATATTATTCGTGTAGTAGAGCGCAAAGACGGCAAGAGGCATTATCACGAATACCAATCCAAATATACATTTTATTATGAAGATCCTAGAGGCAAATACAAAAGTGTTTATGGCGATCCTCTTACACGTATTGTATGTAAAAACACAAAAGACTTTCGAAAAGAAGTTGCTATTAACAAAGGCAAGAACTTATTTGAAAGCGACATTAATCCTATATTCCAATGTTTGAGCGAAAACTATCTTAACCAAGATGCACCTAAACTAAACATTGCGTTTTTCGATATTGAGACAGACTTTGATCCAGAACGTGGCTTTGCTGATCCTAGTGATCCTTTTATGCCGATTACTTCTATAAGTGTTTACTTGCAATGGATGGAAACAATGGTGTGTCTTGCTGTTCCGCCTAAGACACTTACAATGGAAGAAGCAAAGAAAACACTTGAAGGTATTGAAAACGTAATGTTATTTGAAAAAGAAGGTGAAATGATTGACACTTTCTTAACACTAATTGAAGACGCTGATATTTTATCAGGTTGGAACAGTGAAGGTTATGATATCCCGTATACTGTAAACAGAACTAGCCGTGTACTAAGCAAAGATGACACTAGACGTTTTTGTTTGTGGGGTCAGTTGCCTAAAAAAAGAGAATATGAAAAGTTTGGTAAATCAGCTGTAACCTTTGACCTAATAGGTAGAGTACATTTAGATAGTTTGAATTTATATCGTAAATACACATATGAAGAAAGACACACTTACAGACTTGATGCAATCGGCGAGGTTGAAGTTGGAGAGAATAAAGTACCTTATGAAGGTACTTTGGATCAACTGTACAACAATGACTTTAGAAAGTTTATTGAATACAACATACAAGATACCGCACTACTGGACAAGCTGGACAAAAAACTAAGATTTATTGATCTAAGTAACGAACTAGCTCATGCAAATACTGTTTTGCTACAGACCACTATGGGTGCTGTGGCTGTTACAGAGCAAGCGATTGTAAACGAAGCATGGAATAGAGGACTTCAAGTTCCTAATCGTAAAAGATATGACGACGAGAACACTCAAGCTGCAGGTGCTTATGTAGCATTTCCTAAAAAAGGTTTGCACAAGTGGATTGGTTCAATGGATTTGAATTCACTATATCCAAGTGTAATTCGTGCATTAAACATGGCGCCTGAAACTATTATAGGACAAATACGTCCTGACATTACTGACGGTCGTGTACACGAAGATATGACGCTGAAGAAGAAGTCATTTGCAGGCAGTTGGGAAGGACGCTTTAGTACAGAAGAATATGAAGCGGTCATGGAACAACGCAGGGATATTTCACTTACAATTGACTGGGAATCCGGCGGCAGTGATGTACTAAGTGGTGCTGAAATATACAAAGTAATATTTGATAGCAACCAGCCTTGGATGCTTAGTTCAAATGGTACAATCTTTACAACAGAGTTTGAAGGTGTTATTCCGGGTATCTTAAAGCGTTGGTATAGTGAACGTAAAGAACTACAAGCACATCTTAAAAAAGCAAAAGACGCAGGCAATGCTGTAGAGATCGAATACTGGGATAAACGACAGCTGGTTAAGAAGATTAACTTGAACAGTTTATATGGTGCTATTCTTAATCCAGGCTGTAGATTCTTTGATAAACGTATTGGTCAGTCTACAACGCTAACAGGACGTACTATTGTTAAGCATATGAGTGCAGAAGTAAACAAAGTTATTACAGGTACATATGATCATGTAGGCGAAGCAATGATATATGGTGATACTGACTCTTGTTACTTTAGTGGATATCCTACACTTAAAGAACAAATTGATGCAGGACAACTTCCGTGGGATAAAGATAATGTAATTACACTTTATGACCAAGTGTGCGAAGCTGCTAACGAAACATTTCCAAAGTTTATGTTAGAAGCATTCCATTGTCCAAAGAGTAGATCAGACGTTATTGCTGCAGGTAGAGAAATCGTTGCTGAAAGCGGATTGTTTATTACTAAGAAACGTTATGCGGCATTAGTATATGACATTGAAGGCTTCAGAAGTGATACAGATGGTAAAGTAGGCAAAGTAAAAGCAATGGGCTTAGACTTGCGTAGATCAGATACTCCTGTGTTTATGCAACAATTCTTAAGTGAGCTATTGCTTATGGTACTTACTGATGTTCCGCAGAAAGAAGTGTTAGATCGTATTACAGAATTCCGTAAGGAGTTTAGTGAACGCCCTGGTTGGGAGAAAGGTTCACCTAAACGTGCAAACAAGATCGGACACTATCAACGTCTTGAAGAAAAGCAAGGTAAAGCAAACATGCCTGGTCATGTTAGAGCAAGTATTAATTGGAATACACTCAAACGTATGAATGGTGACAAGTACTCGCAAGAGATTGTTGACGGTATGAAAGTTATTGTATGTAAACTAAAACAAAATCCGCTAGGTTATACAAGTGTTGCTTATCCAACAGATGAATTACGTATTCCGGATTGGTTTAAAGAACTGCCGTTTGATGATGCAGCAATGGCAGAAACTATTATTGATAATAAACTAGACAACTTAATTGGTGTGCTTAACTATCCGCTAGAAGATACAAAACAAAACACTACATTTGGAAGTTTATTTGAGTTTGGGGAATAATATGAAAGTCAATATAAATGATATAGGCGGTAAAATTGTTAAACAAGACGAACGATATATTGTTAAAGATAACACAGATCTAAATAATCTTATTGTAAGTAGTACACGATTACAGTCACGTAAATCAACAAGTGGTCATTCACATGCTGGACAAGAAGAAGTATATTACTTTATTGAAGGCACAGGTAAAATGGAGCTCGGTGATGAAATGATCAAAGTTGAACCAGGCGATGTAATACTAATCGAAGATGGTGTATATCATCGTGTACACGCAGGCATGCACGAAGAATTATATTTTGTATGCGTATTTGACGGGAGTAGACATGTTGAAAAATAGTCCTATAAACCATTTACAACAATTAATGTGTATCACAATGGAAGAATGTGGAGAACTTACACAACGTTGTTCAAAAATGATGCGGAAATATAAAACACTTGATCAAGCCGATAAAGAACAGATTGAAAAACTTACTGAAGAAGTTGGTGATGTATTATGTATGATAGGTTTAATGGTTGACAATGATGTAGTCAAGTGGGATGATCTACAAAAAAGAGTCGAGTATAAGAAACAAAAACTTAAGAAATGGAGTACATTAGTATGATTGATGGAAGAGATTTATGGTTTCCTAATTATGTATGGACTGGACAACTAGATGTTGACAACGAAGCACTCAAAGCATATAGTGACTACAAAATAAAAGACAAATGGGATAATGATAGACTACTAGGCGATGATCGTCCTTGGTCTAGTGTTGATTTTGTACTAGAAGAATGTGAAGCTGTAGTAGATATGGTTAAACTCTTAGACGAAGTTTACGCAAAGATATGCGAAGAAATTGGATTTCGTCCGGTACAGTTATATAACATATGGGTAAACAAAAATCCGCCCGGAGTTGAAAATCCATCACATACACATATACATCATGCAGGCATAATGGGTGCATTGTTCAGCGGAGTTTATTACTTAGAAGCAGATAAAGATTTAGATCAAGGTGATATTGTTTTTGAGAGGAATGATCAAAGTGCTATGCATATACCTCAAATGATAAAAACACAAAATACACCTTACAACATGCCAGAAGCAAGATACAAAAGTGCAACAGGAGACCTGTATTGTTTTTCTAGTTGGATACCGCACAGAGTTACAAAGAATAATTCAGACAAAGATCGATATAGTATCAGTTTTAATTACGGAGTATAATATGAAAGTAGGATTTACTTGTAGTACATTTGATTTGTTACACGCAGGACATGTTATTATGTTGCGTGAAGCAAAAGAACAGTGTGATTATCTAATATGCGGATTACAAATTGATCCCAGTGTAGATCGAGCAGAAAAAAACAGACCGGTGCAAAGTATTGTAGAGCGATACACACAATTAAAAGCTGTTAGTTATGTAGATGAAATTATCCCGTACAAGTACGAAGAAGATCTAGAAGACATCCTTAGCATGTACCCAATTGATGTACGTATACTAGGAGAAGAATATCGAGACAAAACGTTTACTGGTCGAGCAATTTGCAATAAACGAGGTATAGATCTTTATTTTAATAAACGAGAACACCGTTTTAGTTCGAGTGATTTACGTAAAAGGGTTTGTGATGAATAAATTTATATTTGATGTTGACGGAACACTTACACCTAGTAGACAAGAAATTGACAGTGACTTTGCTGTATTTTTTAGTAATTTTTGTGCTGAGAATGATGTATATCTTGTTACAGGTAGTGATAAAGAAAAAACAATAGAACAAATAGGCGAAGAAATATATAGCCTAGCTAAACGTGCATACAACTGTTCAGGCAGTGATGTTTGGCAAGGTGAAACACACATTAGATCCGATAAATGGAGAATTCCTATACATGTAAAGTCTT